GTCAGAATTACTTGCATCATTATTTAATGAAATTAGAATAAAATTAGTATTATCATCTTGCTTTTTAAGTATTTCAGCAAACAACACCCCTTCCGAGTCGTTAAACGTCGCAGAAGTCCCAGCATTGGTGCAGACATCTGCGGTTCGAGTTACTGTGCTTCCGCTTGTTGGTATGTAAGATGTAGCGTAGCTTCCTTGTTCTAATTGCGCTCCGTAGATTAAAACTTCCTCTCCAACTACTGATGCGTCTGGTAAATCAATTCTTAATGCAATAGTACCTCCACTTGTTGGTGTGGTACTGCCTTGAACTCTTTGCCAATCAGATGTTAAAGTAAAAGGCACTGATAAAGTTGTACCTCCAGCCGTTCCAATATACCAAAACAACAAACGACCCTCTTTGCCTATACTACTACCCACACCTTTAACATAAATACTTGCAGTTTGAGCGTTAGCAGTTACATTTAAACCAGTTTTATATATATAAGGGTCATTAGTAGTTGCCACCAACTTAAAAGCACCTAAAGGACTATCTGCACTTGGAGAAGCGAAACCACCTACAACTGATGAACCACTCTTTGTCCAATAAGCATTGTCAAACGATTCTGAATAGGTTATCAAATTCGTTCTCTGTGGTTCAAGTAATAAACTCGCACAACTTCCATCGCTATAATCCAAGCGAGGTACATCGTTTTCAATATATTCAATTACAGATACGTTTGTAATCGACAAAACTGCACCACCAGAAGCTGATTGAATACCGAATACATTTGTGCCACTCAAAGAGTTAACGACTAAAGTTTTAACACCAACAGAATTAAATGAGCCATTAACAACACCTCCGATATTAAAATGCACACTGCCACTTGTGTAATCTGTTATTTCAAATTGTACTTGATAAAACTTATTCGATGTTAACAAATTATTTTTATAAATACCATAATTAGTTAATGCAGTATTAAAATTCGCTTTATTGTTTGATACACTTACACCACTTTCAAAAGTCCACCAAGAAGTATCGGCAAAATTTCCGTTTGTAACTAATTCAGTTGTACCTAAAACTTTTGCAGTCTCTATCAACCCCTCACTATTTACACGCGTGGCACTTGATGAACGAGCAAAGGTGAAGTCGCCATCGCCGTTGATTGGTCTTAATGAATATAGTTTTGTTGATTTATATCCGCTTGGGATTTGGATTAAACTTGCCTTGTCTAATATGCTCATTTGATTCTATTTAAACTTTTAACTACACAACTTCGGTTTTCAACTACACCTCCGTCAGCTAACACTCTTAATTTGTATGCCTCAAAAAGTATCCGACCAATTGAATCGAATGTCTTTATTGCACTATATTGAACGCCAAACCCTATCATTAAAGCTTGATCAATAAAACAGATCCACTTGCAACATTTACAGTCTTGAATGGTCGTTCACTCGCTGGAGCAATTACCATCCCTTTGGTCAATGTCTTTCCAGTCAATCCCCATTCCGAAAGAATGTCATTGTCTAAAACATCAGTCAATGCAGTGAAAACCACATCATCATTAACCACTAAAAATCTATAATTTGTCGCAACAGTTCCAGTAATAACCGCACCGTTGTCTGCATACTTTCCGCCTTTTAAAGCAACTAATTCTTCTATTGTCATTTTTTAAATACTTTCTCTAACACTATACTCCATGATAACTCTCGCACATTGCGAAGTGCTATCAAATAAAATTTCTTGATTGGACAAATAAATTTGTTGAATTGTTTTGCCACCGCTTACACCCTTAAATCGATTTAAAATCAAATCAATTTGGTCAGCAATATTTGATGCTTCAGCAAATCCGCCATTACCATCTTTCACTTTACTTGCATAAATATTAATTTCAACATCGTGGTTTATTATTGAGTATCCATCCTTAAAGTTTTCAGGTGTGGATTGTTCGGTTATAATAACACGAGGAAATAAATTTTCTTGTGCTGCAAGTCCATAGTTCAATTGCTCAACTATACTTGTTATTGATGTAACATTTAACAGTTGATAAATAGCACCTCCAATCATTTATGCAAATTTGTACAATCAATTAAATTTATTAGTGTAAACTTTTTTACTTTGTTTAGCAGTTTTTGATGCATTGCATGATCTGCATAATGCTTGGAAGTTGTTTTCATCCCATTTATCACCACCATCAGACACTGGAACAATGTGGTCAGTGTAGTATGATGATTGATGACAATCCACAACCTCACACACTGGATGCTGCATCTTATATGCAAGTGATAATTTTCGCCAACGTGATGTATTGTAAAACTTTAAATCTGCTTGGTCCTTCAACCAGTTCTTTTTTTTCTTTGGTTTATCATCTTTAAATGAATAAACTTTGTGTGGCATTCTTGGCATTATTCAGGATGATGTGTGTTGCCTTGCAAACGATGATAATCACCATTGAAATCCCTCCAATAAATATAAGAACCATAAAACATAAATTCTCCATTCTTAAAATAGTCACCACCACCTTCTGGTGTTGGTGGTGCTGCATTGCCTTTCATTTGAAATAAGTCTGCACGTACTTTGTTCGATTCAGTGACTTCACCCTTTTTATATTTAGCAAATGTACCCTCTTTAATTGCATAGGTTGTTTCCTTTTGAACAACTGGGATAACTATTGCACCGACATCAATATCCGATGTTACTTCAAAATAATCTATTTGGTCACTATTGTTAGGATCAACAACGCCAACAATATCACCTTCATAAATTCTGTCACCATCATAAGCTGGAATACTTAATTGTTGAACAACGTGATTATCAGGAAAAAATGTTTCTACATAATCAACTCCTTCAAAAACACCACCGTCGTCAACTACTCTATTTTTTTGAAATACTGCATATGTATCTGATGAGTTTAAAACTGGTGAAAGTTCATCAATTCCACGATAAATTTTATTTCTAACACTAACAACTTCACCACCAACTGGACCAATGTCATCAACCGTATCATAATCATTGATGTCTTTTGGTGTCATATTTTTTCTTGCACCAATAACTTCAAACCATTCACCACTTACTTCATCCATTCCATAATCACGTGTGCAACCACTAAACACATACACCTTGTCATTATATGCCAATGATTGAAATGGATAGTAATCACCAACAATTGTACTCATTATTTTTTCAACTGGCTTGTATTGTAATGCCATTGCTTCTGCAACACGTGTTTTTGATAAGTACATATAAACCGCACCACTATCATCAGTAAAACCAGCATCCCACGTCACTGATTCAACAAGGTTTGTTGTTCCATCTTTGTATGCATCATTTATTTGAATTTTTTGAATTGTAGTTGTTCCAACCGCAGAATCAATAAAAAGCATTTTGTCAAGATCAACTTGTTTTGTAAAAAAACCACTTGGATTTGTTACTTCTTCAAACTTATCATAGTTGTTATCCGTTATTTCAACTGGAAAAAATATTTGAGTATTTTTAACTTCAAATGCATTTGTGTCTACACCACCAACTGAAGTTGTGTATTGAACACGTGGTCCAACATAACTATATGTTAATTTAATAATTAAATCATCTGTAAAATTCATTTCAGGTGTGTCAAATAAAAGCATTGTTGTACCTTCGGCGTTTCTGACAAGTTTCGTCCATGCTCTATCAGTTGAGTTGAACATTACTAAATTATTTTTCCATTCAGCAGTTGCTTGTGGAATTGGACCTATACCACTAATATATTTGTTGTCTGTGCCAGTTATTTCAAGTTTGACTTGTACACTATAATTTTGTGGAGGTGTTGTTGAACTAACACCATCAATTGTCAATGCTCTACCTTGTGAAGAACCATGACCAGTTGATAAAACAACTGGGATTTGTATTCTAATATTTTTCAAACCATCTCCTTGTACCTTGCCAATATCAAAAGTTTGTGTGTATGTTTGGGCTGAATTGGCTTTAATTTCTAAAACATCAGGATGTACAAATTTACCCTCAATGTGTTTTTCAATTTCAAGTCTTGTTTTATACGCTCCAGCAAAATACCCAAATGTTCCCCCTGCTAAAATTCTTAAATCTTTACTGCCCGAATTTCCAACTGATTTTTGATGTGAATATGAAGTGTGTGTGTATGTTTTATTTTTTATAAATTCACGATAAGTTATTACACTATCACCAAAATTACGTACTTGTTGAATCCAATACACACCATCTGCATGGTATATCCGACAACTAAACAAATCCATTAACCCTTTTAAAACATCATAATATGATTTATATTTTGTTGGTCTTTCACCAGCATCTTCAATAAACATATTGTCAGGAATCCAAGTATAATCAATTGGAGAATCTGCATCACTTATTAAATTTCTTAACTTTTCATCCCTTGTTGTATATTCAATTGATTCACGAATGTAAGCATCTGATGAACCCCAAAACTGTTCAAGACCAAGAATTTCAAGAATATTAAATACATTGTATGTAATTGTATTAATTGATAATGTATCTTGTGTGTACTCATATTTTTTAAGTGCATCAAGTCCATCAATGGCTTTAAATGTATAAGGTCTTGGTTTATCTATATTAGACCATTGAACAAGGTCCATTACTACAATACCAGCCCAATCTAATTCCCAATCCGTTGTGTATCTATACACCAATAATTTTAGTTTATTATCTTGTGTAATTTGGTATTGCTCAAAGAACCTATCAAAGTAACGATCATTATTTGAGAATGTGACTGATGTACTTGATGACCTAATTGAACCAAGTATTTCATCCCCTTCACCTTTCCATTCAGTTTTTAAATCAACCAATCTTGGTGAAAAGGTTGGTTTGTATTGGTCTGTTGGAACATCAGATGAACCTATATGTGTGAATGAAGATGAATATGTTTTGTTAGTTGTTATTTGTGTTGTGATTCCATTTGAAAAAATTGATGTGATTGTTGCTAATGGAAAATCAATTGTGTCATTAATATAAACAATTAATTTTTGACCAACTTGCAAATAATCACGCCAATCTTTGTCAACATAAAACGTTGTACCAGTTCCACCAATTATGTCAACAGTTGGAAAACCAACATAGTCATCACCAAACAATTCAACTTTGTATCGTGTGTTATTGTCTGACCTTAACTCACTACTAAATATAACACCACTCATTTATTATCTTGTAAATCCTTTTTCTCTATTTTGAACAAGTATCAAATCACGACCTGATATTTTTGTTTCTAATGATATTGGTTGCATAACCATTCCACGCATACCGCCACCAGTTGGTGATGGTGATGCACCTCCAGCATTCATGTCAATTCCTTTTTTACTTAAATTTGACAATGCTGCACCAGCTGCAATCAATGCAACACCACCAGCAATTGCAAGACCAGCACCCGCTGGACCAAGTGCAATTGATTTTGCAATAGCACTTTCAGCAATACCAATTGCAATCATTGCTTCACCAAATTGTTTCATAAAACCACCAACCGCATTCAATAAACCTTTTCCAAACTCTTTTGCATCAGCATCACCAGTCAATGCATCACCTAAAAACTCACCAAGCATGACCGCACCTTGAGTTGCTAATTGCTGCAAACCACTTGAAAGTGCTTCACCCATCTTCATGCCAATTCTTTGTGCTTGCGTTACAATACCTAATTCTTGATTTGATAATGGTTCAATTTTTATTTGTATTGGTTCAATTGCTTTATTTGCCATTTCACTTATTTGTGAAGTGACATTTTCAATCCCTTTTTGTGATGGTGCTTGTATTGCAATTTCGGTTGATTTTTTTGTTGTTGGACCAGCAGTAGTTGTTCCAGTTTTATCATCTGTTAATTTTAATTTACCAACCCTTTTTAATATTTGTTCTAATTGTTTTGTGTTATCATATAAATCAACATTTTCATTATTTACTTTTATAAGTTCATCTGAAAGTGTTTTTATCTGTTTTTCTATATTTGCAACACCAGCTAATTCAACTCCTTGAAATTCACCTTGCATTGCTCCTTGTTTACCACGACTTGCTGCAAGTACCTGTTGAAGTGCTTCCTTTTTTTGTAAAATTAACTTTTTTTGTAATTCTTGGCGTTCTTTTATTCTTGCATTTGTTTGCTCAATTATTGCTTTTGATGTTTCAATTGATATTTTTATTTCCTCGACAGATGCTTTTGAGCCTTTTTTCTTTAATTGATTAACCTTATCAATTTGAGTTCTTAATTTATCATAAGATTCACCAAGTTCATCTGTTGCATCTTTTACACTTCCAAACACTTCACCGCTTTCACTTGCTGCAATATTTAATGCAGCTAATGCAGATGTCAATGCAATTGCAACCAATACCGCTGGATGTGCAATCAAGAACGCCATTGCAGTTTGTAATGCACCAAACGCAAATATTAACGGACCAATTGCCGCAGCAGTTGCAGCTAATTGAACAATAATTTGTTGTGTTTCAGGATTAAGTTCTGTGAATCCTTGTGCTAATTTTGCAAGGAAGTTTGTGACCTTAATAACGTGTGGAGCAAGTTTTTCACCTATTGCAATTCCCATTGCTTCAGTAGCTGACTTGAGTTTAAACATAGAACCCTCAAGTGTGTCATCCATAATACCAGCCATTGCTTCCGCTGCACCACCTGACTTTTCATATGCTTCAGTAAGCTGGTTTGTTGTTTCTACATTATTAGCCAAAGTAACCGCAACACCAACTGCACGATCATTAAAAAATTTGAGTGCTTCAGCATTTTGGTCAGAACTATTTGCAATTTGATTTAATGCTTCATCAAAATTAAAACCATCTTTTGTTGCTTTTAACATCATGCTTCGCAACATTGTTCCAGCGGTTGATGCTTCATGGCTATTGTTAACAAGCACAGATAGTTGTGCAGTTGTTAGTTCCAATGAATTGCCCATTGCGTTCGCAATTGGTGCAACTTTATTCATTGAGTTTTGGAACTTTTCTAAATCAAGTGCAGATGATGAAAATGATTTTGCCATTACATCAGTTACACGTTGCATTTGGTCCGCTTCCATTCCAAATGCTCTCAAAGTACCCCCAGCAATTGTTGCTGATTGTGCTAAATCTTCACCAGTTGCAAGTGCAAGGTTTAATGTTGCACCAGTTATTTTTTCAATTTCACTTGCACTAAAACCAAGTTTTGAGTAATTTAACATTAATTCTGCAACCTCACTTGATGAGAATCTTGTTGTCATACCAAGATTTTTTGCAGTGCTTTCAAGATCTTTAAATGCTGAACCAGTTGCACCACTTATGGCTTTGACCTTTGCCATTGATTGTTCAAATGTTGCAAATGTTTTTGTTGCAACCGCACCAAGTCCAACAATTGGTGCAGTCAATGACATAGACATTGAACGACCAACAGACTTCATTTTTTCGCCTGATGCTTGAAGTTTTCTAATTAAATTTTGTTGAGATGTACTAAATGCTTTTAAGTCAAACCCAGCACGTATATTTATAGTCTTTTTTGCCATTTTAATTGAACCAGTTTGGTTTTAATTTTTTTAATTGTTCAATTTCTGTTTTTGTGTATGGATTTGATTTTGTTCCTTTTTTACCGCTTTGTTCTTCCCACTCAAACTTCATCAAATCTTGTGGTCGTTTCATTGTTTTTTGTCCTTGTGATTTTAACGTTACATATGAAATCAATCTTGCAGTTTCCCACAATGATCTTGAATTTATATTTTCATTCAAACGATGACCAACATATGCATCCCATATTTCTACCATTGAATAACTTTCCAAACACAAAGGAGTTTGTTTTAACGTACCCAACACAAACCCCCTTATGAAATTATGCAATGGCAATTTTACTTTTTTGCTTCAGCATTTAAATTATTAAATGCCGCCATATCTTGTGACATAGCTTCAGTGAATACATTAATCAAACTCATGTCCTCATCAATTGCATCAATAATAAAATCCTTTGTAACTTTTTCACCTGATGATTTCATTCCAGCATAAGCAATGTCAACAATGGATTCCATTGTCATATTATCACCCATTTTTGAAATGTTTTCACCAGTTTCTTTTTCAAACATTAACAATGCTTTGAAACCGAATTTGAACTTGTACTCTTTGTTTTTAATTTTTATCATGATACAAATATAAAAAAAGGAGATGAAGTTACCCCCATCCCCCATTTTTCACAATATAACAAAAATCAATTTCTTACACAGTTGCTTTTGTCACTGCACCAGTTCCTTCAAATGATACTGAAAATGTTGTTGATTCCTCAAGTCCATCAGTTCTTTCAAGTGAAGTTATAAAACACGAACCGCTGTATTCGGTATCGCCTGAAATATCGGTGGTGTAAGTTATTGTCACTGCATTTCTTGCTATAAACGCATCAAATAAATCTTCATACCCATAAGATGCATCCTCATCAAAAAAACCTTCAGCCGAACCGCTAAATGCTTTTTGCCCTTCAAGGCTTTCTTTCCATCCGTTTGAATCTTTTGTACTTGTATCCCTTGTTGACATATCAAATGTCAATGAGTTTGATGTTAAGTGTGCAATTGTTGTCCCACCAACTTGTATTTTTGCAAGAGTTCCGTTTAATATTCCCATTTTATTTTTTTCTTAATTTTATACAATATTAATTATTAGATTTTTTCTTTTTTGTAACTTTTTTAACTTTTGGCTTTTCCTCATTTTCCATTGCCACTTCAATAATGTGTTCAATTTCTTCTTCAAAAGTAAAACCATCAAGTGCTTTTGCTACTTTTAATTTTATTAATTCTTTACCTAATTTATTTGATACACGCAATTGCGTTCCTTCAGGCAATGTTCTTGCATGGATTGCATAATCCGTTGTCAATTCTATTCTCATAAATTTAATTTTTTTGCTTTTCTTTTTATATACTTTTCAAGTTTATCACTCGCTTGTGTGTATATTTTATCACTCGTTTCAGAATAAGTTTTCTGAATAAAATTCTTTTTTCCAGTTGGATTTGCTGAATGTGTTCCAACTCCGTATTCAATCCACCACGCATAAAATCCATCAAACTTTTTTGCACCCCTTCCATATCTTGGACCAACCAATACATTTGGATATTTTTTTGATTTAGATGTTTTAATTGCAAGTGAATTTTTTAATTCTTGTGGATTTATATCAGTACCCCTTACATTGATTTTTTCAGTTCTTTGATTTGGTGCATTTTGTTTCATCTTGTCAAGAACTGGCTGCATTTGCCTTCTTAATATTTTAAGGATTTCACTCCTTTTCATCTTGTCATCCAAAGATTGAATTTCAAGCATAACACCTTTAAAACCTTCAATTTTATAGTTTATCATAGTTTTTTGTTTGCACTAATCATCAGACCTTCACGACCAAGTTCTTGGATGTCAAGAATGTCATAGTATTTTGAATTGTAAACAATACGCATTGATTCATCAATTCCATCAAAGAACCGAATCTTGAATTTAACCTT